ATATTCTTTGCCTTTATAACAATTCTGTTGTATGCTATCATTTCTGCATCATCCTTATCCTTGCCCCTATTTACTTCGAATCTGATTATTCTTGAGAATTTAACGGCTAAATCTTTGACTATTTTTGAGGAGTCCAATATTTCTGAAAAATATATCTTTTGACATAATTTATTAAATTCATTAACGTAATCTGTTTTTTTCATAATCGCAGATGAAAATTTTTCAATTAAAAAATCTGAAAAACTTGCTTCTTCATATAGCTCACATTCATCAAGGTCATCGCCTAGACATAAGAGCTTTTGTAATAACGACTCATCTATCTCAAAATCAGTGGATGGGATATCATCAGCCGCATATATTTTGCTATCTACACCATCTGCATCATATGACATTTCCTGTGCAACAAATCCATTTCGACCTGCTGGCTCTGTGCTGTAATCCTTATTTTGGCGAAACACAAAATCTGCCGGACGAATATGCTCTATTTTTTTGTTTTCATATGATGTTTTTTTCACTTTACTTCTTCTTTTTATTATCGCCAAAATCTCTAACTTTTCCAAAATCCTTATCCGTTATTTTTTTAGATAAAGATTTTGCCTTATACTTTCTACCCTTCAGTTTTACTTTGCCATTAATAATATCAGATGGCGTAAATTCCTCACCATCTTGTGTAACATAAAATGGCGTGGTAGATGATGTTGCTCCATCTGCTGTTTTCTTCATAACGCCCCCGCTTGAAATTACATAATATTTTGATATTTAATTATTAGATATTAAATCATTACGTTATAATGGTGGTGTTTCCATTCCCGGAAGAGGCGGCGGCGCGCCCCCTGCATCACCCCCCATATCTCCGCCCGACATATCAGACATACCTATATCGCCACCACCAAGGTCTGTTTGTGGCGTTTCTTCTGGAGGCTCAACAATAGCCTTGTCGGGATCGAGATTATGCAACTCTGAAAGTCTAAGTTTAGATAATATCTCTATTTCCTTTTCTCTTATAGCATTTTCAATGGCTTCTTCTCGTAGGCGACGACCCTCTTCTTCTTTGTTTAGCCCGAGCGAGCGATATAGTGTCTGTAGCGATATCTGCTTGTTGGATACATAATTTCCAATTGCAGAGATGTAGCTATCTATATCATAAAGATTCATATGATTAAAGTCAACAACAGGAACCACTAATTTCTTTTGGCCGTTCTCATATTTAAAGAAATCATTCATTTCACAGATTGGGGCAAATATTTTTTGCTCCAACCACTTTTTTACCATATTTCTAAATATATCATATCTTTGGCGTAAGACTTCGAGCCCAACGGACGATGACGCATAAGAAGCGCCCTCTTGGTCCATTAACGATTTTGGAACCATTAGACCCGTATATATGTTCTGATTTATTAAATCTAAATCCGTACCAACCTCTAGCGTTGCCCCACTAAACCCAAGCCGCTCTATTGTAACGCCGGAGTGCGTAACAAGCTTAAAGTCTTTATCAAACTGAGCCTCTTCCATTACTTGTCGAAACTCCTCAAGCTCCGACTGGGTTGGCCTATAATCTGCCCCATCGCCAAGCTTCACTAGCGTTAGTGGGTTAATCATCCCATCTGCTTGCGCCAACTTTGCTTCTCGGATTTTATCATAAAGCATCAAGTCTTTAAATATAGAAACGATAATTGATGTCCCACGGGAATCATATGGCGAGCTTAATAACTTAAGATGAGAAATGTTAAACTTATCTAATGGGATGTTGTGACCTTTCTTTATTAGATCTATAATATACTGCGGAATCTTTTTCTTTAGGCTCATGTCTGTGGGGCTGGAGGATGCAACAAGTCTTTTTAATCCGGCATCAGGAACCATTGATATGATAGATGAGTTACCAATCACAGCACTGCTTACATTTATAAAATCTGGATTTAATATTGTAATTCTTTTCCATACTCTATTTTCTCTGTCAAGCTCCGCATATGGAAAAACTTCTCCCAACTTCCAGAACTCGATAGCAAGACCATAAACAACGGAATACAAGTCTATATTCTCGGCCATCTCCAAAAAGAAGTCTTGGATTCTTTTGTCCTGACACGTTATGTTTATCTTGCTAATGGGGTAAGATGCATGAAGATTTATCGCATTTCTAACAATTGGATGCGTGTCATAGAAAACACGGCACCATGCATTCATAGTGACGCGATCTCTTGGCAAATTCAGGTTTGCAAGCTGAAATAATGGAGAATAGACCTCTGGACCAAGATTTGCAGTTTGCCCACTGGTGGACGGCAGTGTGACAGGGCCAGGCATAGCAGTTTTTACAAACGATGAGCTTCTAACAACAGAGGCAGTTGGTCGAGAGACTTCTTTTGCCTCTAATTCATTCATCTCATTATTTGCTGCATTCCTTATTTCACCTCGTCTAATCTCTGATAGCTTGCCAAGCGCAGATTTTGACATAGATGAAGGTCCAACTGCGTTTGCGCCTCTTTTCTTCATAAAAACCCCTTATCTCAACTTTGGTGCATATGCTAAAACTGGTTTGGGCAATTTACCAGAAGATTTATCCCCAGGTTTGGTTGTGAAACCATTCGTCTGCTCAAATTTATACGCCATATATGCATACATTAGAGCCATCAATCCGTCGTTAGGTGTTGTGCCTTTTTTGTAAGTTTTTACAGGTTGCCCGCCAACAACCCTCGTTCCTGACTCCATGGAAGTGCAATGGTCTATTAACCACTCAATATGCTCAAAACTTTTCCATGGAAATCGAATCAAACCTCGCCTCAATTTATCAAAAATTTCCTCAATTAAGAGGTCTTTATTATACCCAATAATTAATTCATCAGGACGATATTTCATATTCACAAGAAGGTTTCCGCTACCTTGTGCAGCAAGAAATTTATCCATATATACTGCCTGAATATCCTTAACTACATCCTGTCCATAAAAATAGTCAGATACTCCTCGTCTTATGGAAAACCTTCTGAACATTTCCTTTATCGTTTCTTTTTTGTAATTAAAGCTTGTATCCCTCAGCTTGTGCGCATGCTCAACGAGCAATGTTCCATCATGCTGCAGAGAAAGTACAACGGCACAGGAAAAAGATTGACCACGATCAATCTCGTCATTATCAACTTTTCCGCCCCAATCTATTCCAAGAAAAGTTTGTTTTTCATCCGGAAATATTCTCTTTGAAAATGAACGCTCTTGGTCCCTACAGTTATTATAAATATCCTCCTTAGTTAACGGTAAGCCTGCACCAGAATAGAACTCGCCAACAACCTCATTATTCCATTCCCGTTCCGAGTGCTCTGGGTTTAATTCTGGCATTAAATCCAATACCTTTTCCTTTGGGATGTAAGGTATGTAAAGCTGGTTAATATGAAATCCTATATACTTACAATCTTCTTCCGGGAAAGAAGATACCCACTTGCCAAGCTCAACCGCATCAACTTTTGGCTGCTCCGTACCACACAAGGGGCATTTAACCACATAAGTATGTATCCATATCTTCTGCCAGGAATCATCACCAGGAGTATAAAACGGATAGGTCTGATTACAGTTTTTGCAGCCAAGATGGTAGTATTGCTTTGTCGAAAGCTCCCATACCGTATGAAAAAAAGATCCCTTTTGCTTTGGCGTCCCAAAGAAAACTTGAACACCATTACCTATAGGACCATACTTTGCCGCAGTAAGCGTCTTGGTTGCGTTACCAATACCCTGACCAACCATATCTTGAACTTCGTCAAAAAATATGACATCGAGAGTCATACCTCTAACTCGGTCGCCATCATTACCAACGGACTCAATCCATATTGTGCCATTTTTAAACTGCTTCATGGCCATATTATCGACTGAGTTTTCGTCACTAAGCTTATTATGATTTATAAAATCATCCTTCGAGGTCCTTATCAATCCTTCTAGTTTATCCTGCGAAAACCTCTGAGCCAGTTTTATTGCTGGAAAAAAATGCCCTACTCTAATGGGAGGCTTTGAAAATAATCCAGAATTTGTGAAATACAAATCAAGTGCGGCAGCCATCATGGTTGCACCAACCTGTCTTCCCTTGCAGATAACCACAGGCTTGCCGTTCTTTTTCGTAGCCTGTAGGGCTATATATCTATATATATCAGACATGAATTTCCATCCATTATCTAAGATGGAAAATGTCTCACCGTCTAGTGTAAGATTGTTTTGGATAAAATGTGCGGGATCGTAATCAAGAAAGGATGACTTTACCTGACTAAATAGTTCACGTTCTTTTTTTTCATCTCGTTTTGCAGCCATAACATATCATTTTATGTTATTACCTGTTTCCCAATGCATGCCTATAATATTCAGCAAGATTATCAGAGAGATCAATCTCGTTCACAATGACATCTGGATTTACATAACTTACAGAGTCTGAATTCTTTTTTGGCAGTTGTGAGTCAATATATTTCATAAGTTTATCTATATCTACGGGTAATTTTCGAAAATCAAGACCGTCCTCCTCTCTACATCTATGGACAATAATTGCAGCATCAAGATGAGGCTCCGATGATATTATTTTATTTATATAATCTAAAACCGCTTCCATCTTGCGAATGTGTTTGTTATCACTCTCCACCTTACATTCACACTTGTTGCCACATTTGCATTCACCCTGGCAATTACAAGGTTTACATTCGCACATTTTCTCCGATGCACTTTTTTGGTTACCAGATGCAGTTAGCGACCCCTCATCCATGATTCCGAGCAAACTAAACCCAACCCTCTCTTTTATATCTGCGAGTTTTTCCTCTATTGTGTTCCATTTTTTTTGCGCAACTACTGGTTGAATCACGCTATTTGATTCAAGAATTCCGGTCAATTCTTTTAGCCAAGCCGGATTGGTCGATGCTGCTATCTCAAAATCATCTGCGTCTAATCTTCTAAACATAATTTCTCCAGTTATTATGAAAAGTAATTTTTCGCAAAATCTACAGCCTTACTATCATCACCTAGTGTTCCGCGATCTTTATATATGGGGAATCCCATATCCATTAGCAACTGCAAAATGGATAATTCCTCTCTATCCGTAAGTTTGTACTTATCCTTTAATGCATCAAAAACATCATCAATTGGATGACCAGCGGATACAACTGCATTAATTATCATTCCGGATATAGCCCTCTCAAATGGTGTCATGACCATTTGAATTTTTGGCGTGGTTGCTTCTTTTTTAAGCTCAGCCTCTTTGCTTAAAAACTCGACAGACTCACTAGATTGTTTTTTTAATTTTTCTTCCATTTTCTTTATATGTTGCTTTAGAAGATTGACATCTTTATAAATATTCTTTCTGATATCTTCTAGTTTATCAACATCCAGACATCCTTCTGTATCTTTTCTAACTGCCTCTGAAATTTCCTTATTAATTCTATTTAAAAAACTAATGGCTCTTTCTATCGCAACAATAGATTTTCCATCATGCTTAGGTATTTTTGAAGGATAAGTATCTAGTATATAAACCATAAACTTCTTTACATTTCTATCTTTCGGCCAATCCGTATTGTCCTCCTCTTCCCCCTCATCCTCCATGTCATCAGCAAAGCTTTCGGAACCAGGGAGTTTTACTCTACTATCCTCATGTGACCCGAGTTCATTTTCGCTAAACGAAACAATATCATCTTCATTGTCAAGTTCAGATACTGGCTCGACATAGATCATTTCGCCGGGCTCATCTAGATTATTTTCAGAATAAGTTACTGTGTCGTTCCCAATGGCCTCTACGGAATTAGGAAACTCCTCGGTATATTGAGAAATCACAAACTCACCTTCATTATTATCTAGCATAAAAACTCCTAACCATAAAAACTTAATAAACCAAGATATGTTCTACTTATATTGTCATCTACATATTCCGAATCATGAAATGTATTCATTAATGGTTTAGCAGATTCCCCTATAAAAATCCTTGGATAAAGAGGGCTACCATTTAAAGGAATATTATCAGATATTTCCGACTCGTCATCATTTTCACTATCTTCTTCTAAAAAAACAATGTCTTCTTCGTCTTCGGAAAAGATAGTGTCTAAGAAGTCGGGATTTAACTGTTCAAAATACTCTATTTCATCTTTCTCTTTCATATTATGAAACCTGTATATGGGCGTGATCAGATTCTTTGACCAACTTAAACGGTATATATCCGTTCTGCATCACATGACCTATAATATCATAAATATTTTCAGTTAGCCTAAAATCTAGCCCGCGACCAGACAAATGCGGTGATGCATTTGGTTTTTTTGTTTTTATATAGTCCTCAGCCTTATCTATTCCTGCCAAACTAACGTTACCCTTTTGATCGGAATGCGCACGAAATATATTATCTATATTAGACGCCATATCATCATCGCCATATAGATTAAGCAGATATTGTCTTGATTTTTCCGTGCCAGAGCCGAGCTTCTTCCAGTTTCGAGCCATTGCAATAACTTGTCGCTTTGGGTTTCTTACGCCGGATGTTATTATTGGCTTAGGAAAATTCATTTTTTCAGCATATTGCCCCATCATATTTGCTATATTTACCAACCTTTTATCAATACCCTTAAGACTAGCCCCAGGCTTGACTCCAATTAGTTTTTGATTCAACCTTCCCGCAGAGTCATTGCTTTTACCAAGACTATCCACCGAGCTTAATGGTTTATCTTCAAAAATCGTAGGCCCACTAATTGCGGACCTCATCTCATTCAACACCTCAACCGGTCCCTTGTGTTTTCCACCCCAACTATTTCTTTTTTTATCCACATACCATGATTGCCACGAAGAATATGAATTATTAGGTGCGCCTAGCTTATTAAAGTTATTTAACCAAAACTGATGAATTTTTTCATAATCATCACCTTGAGAAATGTAATCATTCCAGTTTTTTGCTATGAACGAATATTTGTTTAAACTCATGATGGATTTCCCTCAAGATACTTGCTCAGTAGCTTTCTGTTTATTAGTAATGTTTTGAACTCGCTTGATAGCGGAATATGGTAGAATAATCCTGTATCCATAAGTATAGATATAGCTCTATCTGGGTCATTTTGAATGCTTTTATTTATACGCTGGGTTATGAATGCCTCTTTTACCTGCCCTTGCGTAAATTTATCTGTATTATCTTTTATATACTTCGTTAGCTCATCGGCAAAAGAAAACCCATACCTTGTCGCAAAATCTATACCTCTATAAACTCGCTTTGGATCATCACCCAATGTAATCTCAGGAGGCATGGGCGTTCTTATTATTTTATTTTCTAAATCATCTTTGGCCATACCGATTGGATCCGAAATTTCTAGAGAATTTATATCCATGTGCAAAGTATTTATTGTGAAATCTCTGCTGTAAATTTCATATAAATCCTGGAGTTTTCCAGATAAAAACTCTTCCACGCTTGATGATATAAAATTACTTGAGAAATCAATATCAAAATTTTCAAAAAACAATGTTATGTGACCATCATCAGATATATTAAATGCCGCATGCATGCTTTCTGCGGCAATCAATCCCAATCTTAATATATCAGAAGAATTTGTAGTTAAATCAACATCGGTTGTCTTTATTTCTTTTTTCAGAAAAATATCACGAGGCAATCCACCGACAATATAAGGTTTATCGATATAGTAATCTATCGATATTTTACTTATTACATCTAGTGCTTGCCTTATTTTCATTTATGGACACTACTTCACTGGTGCGGCGGGCGCGGGTGCGACCGGCTGCGCCGGAGTGGTTGATGCAGGTTGCTCTGCAGGCTGGCCTTGAAACTCTTGCTGTATCTGATTCTGTGCGCCATCAGCAGGCTCCGGACTCAATGTCTTATTGACCTCTTTGGTTATTTGGTTTTGGATTTTTTGATTTTGAGCACTTGCTATTTCATTTATAGATTTTCCGGAAGATAGCATTCCCATCATTTTTGAAACACGAACCAGTGAATATGAAAATGCATCTATAAGTCTTGATTGCGCTTCTGATAATTCGGGGAACATACTAGCTACACCCATCTTATCTAAGATGATATCAAATTCCGCAAGAGTTCTTATTATTTTTCTTTCTGCAAGAATTCCTGCTACTTCTTCTATTTTTTGAATTGCCATCGCCAAGTCAACCCCGCCGGGGAACGGATCTGCGCTGGGCGATTCCTGTTGCTGCTCTACCACGGGCTGTGGTGCGCCCTCCTCAATAGGAGACATCTGCTCTGGCGGAGTTACCGCTTGCTCAACAGGAGGAGCTTCTTGGGCAAACTTTGATAAAATATCCGCACCCTGATAAAATCCAAGCTTCCTAAACTCACCCGCAGTTTTGTGGGCATAATCCGCTGCAGTTACGTGAAATCGTATCGTTCTAACAGCCTTGTTTAAATCATAATAAAGCTCCAGAAGACGATCTTGTTCTTCTGCGGAAATATGATCATCCGCATCTCTAAGTAGTCTGTCTATACTCCTTAATGCCTTATCCAGCTTCTTTTTCCACGCAGTATCTGAAAGATTTTTATCAGCAAGGTCTTTTGCGTCATTAAAAGACTTTGGCGCATTAGCACCATAACTTGGTTGGTATTGACCAGAACCCATGAGAGGAAATTGGTAGGCTTCTTTTTTCATTATATTTTCCACTTCTGCATATTTTTTATTCTCACCGGACTGGTAAAAACTAAACCACTTTTTGAACTTTAATCTCTCATCGTGCTCTTCCGGTAGATGATTTGAATGATAATCGAGTGCGCTTGCCAAACTTCTCTTTCCAGTTGCCACATCGTCATAAATCTTATAAACCAACTTTGTCCAGAACGGCAAGTCAAACTGCTCCGCAGGACGACTATTATTCATTGCCGGATAGGATTTTTTTATAATAGGATTTTTAAAATCAATAACGGATGAAGTTATTACATATAATAATTCATTTTTATTCACAGGGTTATTAACGGAAATTGCTCTATCGATAAGCGATAGTAGCTCTTCGGAAGCATCTATGCTTGCTCTCTTAAGAAAGGATAGTACAAATTCATTTGTATTGTTATTTTTTTTCAAATCATTACTCATGGTTTATTTTTCTTAATTAATATTTATTAGTCGGTCGCAATGATGTCAATCATATTGTTTTTATAATGCTTATACGTATCATCATCTTTATCCGCAATATTCATCTTTTTATTTATTTTATCTATAAAAACGGGAATAAGTCTTGGGTCAAGCTCCTGTAGCGTCTCAAATACGATATTTTTTAATATAAGTATCTGATCATTAACAACCTGAATATTTACATTATGCTCAATCTTAGTGTCCGCTACGCCTTCAACATATTTTTTCCAATCTTGAATAATCGCCCTATAGCTATTCAAATAATCTAAAAACATTTTATCATAGGAAATGTTTTCACCGGCACTTATTTTGTTAAAATAAAACTCCATTCTTGCGGAAATTAGCTTTTCAAGCTCCAGAATCTTCCTGGTTGTGTCCAACTCATTCGAAACAATCTCGTTTAATTTTTCCTGATAAGCAGATGTGTTTGATACAAACTCTACAATTTGCCTATCGTTTTCCGATTTCTTAGCCTCCTCTCGTGCTTGCTTTATATTATCTAAAACATCACCCTCAAGTTTTAAATATTCTTTTCTAAAATTTTGCAATGTAACATATGATATTTGATATTTCTTACTCTTTAAGTATTTTTTTCTGAGCCAAGCCTCAACTTCCTTTACGGATTGTCCCTCCAGAAGCCTCTGGACTAATTCTTCTTTGTCCGGATGCCTCAATATTTTTCCAAATAGACCATCTGATTCCATCTTTTCTCCAAAACAAAATAGGTGCCTTAAGCACCTATTTTACTATAAAACAATGCCTTAAACTACCTGTGATTAAGCTCTGTTTGTAGCGATACTGAACCACCAGGAAACTCATCTCCTGATTCTGTTTTGAATCCCTCCAACCAGTTATAGACCTTGTTTGTATACGGATCTTGAACAATACCATCCGCGAGCCTAGAAACCATTACCCCTGGTCGGTCTGGAGAATACCTCGTTGATAAACTTCTAGGGACCTTTCTCATGGATAGCTCTACATCTTTATGCTCTGGTAACCCTACACCATATAGCAAAGAAGAGTCATCTTTGCCGCCACGCTCTTGCAGAACTCGTTCCCTGGTTAGGTTATAAATGTCGGAATTGCCCTGGGTACTTTCAGTTAGTGTAGCTAACTTATTTAATCTTTTATATCTTTCCATTGCTCTAGAGCTAAAATCAGAATCATCATCAATATCTAATGATGCCTCATATGCATATTGTGCATCTTTATCATCATAGGTCCATGCACTTTTAAGTTCTTCATAAAGGTCCCTTGCGGCAGCAAATCCATCCTCCATTATTAGACCAAATGAAGCGGACTCTTCGTGTGTCATTGTATCTGAATCCAATAGAGATAACAACTTTTTACACATAGCCTCTATCTTCTCGACATCATCCATCCCCTTTGGGGATTTAATTTTATCAAGTGTGTTTAGCCCCTTAAAAAATGGCTGAACTTCTTTTTCCAACATACAAACCTCCTTACAATCCTGCTAAAATTAAGAAAACTTTATCTTATGAATGCCAGTCTCAACCGCCTCTTGCTGCTGATTTGCTAATTTCGTTGCCCTACCCTTTGGCCTGAAATTTCCAAACTCATCCACTTCAATTTTGCTTAATGGCAGCTTTAGTGCTGGGTGATACCACTCTATAGTCGTAGGTATTTTTACAAGTTCCCCTGTGGCAATCGCATTTTTAACTATATCACTTGAATCATTAGATACAGAAGCCGCCGTTTTTAATATCTTGGAATAATTATCAAATGCCTGCTTAAACTTATCATTACCGAACTTGGCCTGAATCATTATAAGAGCATCTTCAGATTCACCAAGGTCTTGGTTAGCAATACCATTCAGCATTCTATCTACTAGCTGATGATAATTCATATTTTTTAGTTCGCCATTGTCACGGGCAAATGATGCGGCGGATATAATTCTGTCTGTACTTGATAAGAATCTACTGAAATCTTGCGGATTTAAGTCATAAACCTCACTATCATTTGCTGGAGAGAAGCTGCTTGGGCAAATTGGATTACCATTATGTATCTCAACAGGAACATGCAAAGCTACTTTTCCAATCGGAGTCTGAACAGATGCATTCAAGACTAGGCCCTTCTCGCTAGAATCAAAAACCTTTACCTGCGGATTTACAGCGCCAACGCGCTTAAGCTCATCTGCAACAACTGATATTGCAGAGGAAACCTCTCTGGCGGAATAATATTTTGAAGCCAAAAGTTTTGCTTCTAAGTCATCAATATCGGCTTTTAACTCTTTTGGCACCTCGGTCTTTAATGATAATGCTGAATCACCAAGACTTGAGAATTTGTATCTAGAATCATAATTTTTATCATCTTCCTTCTGTCTCAAATGAGCGCGAAGGTTTGATTCGCTCAAAGAAACCAATTCACCATCCTCAATAAATGACTGTGGGAACTGTGGCTGTGAATTCTTAACCTCAACCGGTATGTGTACGGAAATTTTCTTAAATGTTGGCGTAATAAAAACTGCAGTAGTGAGAACGAAATGTTCATTGTTTTCATTTACGAAAATTTCGTGAGGAGTAACATCAAGCTCTTGAAGTTGTAATGCTACAGCTTTTTTCACTTTTGAGTCATCGGCAATCTTTGCCTTTGCCTCATGAGAGCTAAGATTTAGCACCTGTGAAAATGCCTTTGATAACTCAGTTTCTTTGCCGAGATCAATATATGTATCGGAATCAGTTCTTAGCGCAGATTCCTTTCTTATTATGTCACTAGGAGCCTGCAATGACTCAGGCAATAAATCACTCAAAATTGTTCTAAATTTCGAAGATTGTCCGCCAAACCCGAGCATGTGATTGTATAGATTCCCGATCTCGCTTTGAGTAAATGCGTATTGTACATTTGCTCTTTTTCTTAAGACATCACGCATATTGCAAATCAACTGGTCTGTGGAGTGTAAATCCGCCGCCTTTTCAAACCTATCTACAACATACGAAGAAGTATACGTCTTTCCAGACTCAATTTTTTCTAGCGCGCCCTTTAACTCGTTTATAAGAGAATTAAGTTCCTTGCTCATAAAATACCTATTTCCTTTTTAAATAAACTTCTTTAGCTCTGGAAATGCTGTCGAAATATGTTGTCTCTTTGATGATGGTTGTTCTGCAATAATTTGCTTTACAAAATCATCATCACCCTTAACTCTCTCCAGTATGGAAGATTTAAACAAAATAATATCGTCTCTTGTAAAGCCAAACTCAGATGATGAAAATCTCGCTATAGGAAGGGTCTTGTATGATAATGTTACGTTCTGCTTATCATAATCTGACGTAACAACCCATGCTCCATCTACTTCACGTTCTGTTTTAGGATCAGACGCCCTGACTAAGTGCGGTGTGCCATCAACTTCTTCCAATACCCATAAATCGCAATATGGATCATTATCAACCCTATATACGTCGAAAGCGACCTTTACAATATCTCCCTGCTCCAACAGCCTGTCTGAAAACTTTATAATGTTTTTGTCAGCTAGGTTTTTGGAAGTCTTTTTTTCTAAAGAAATAAGAAGTTTATCTATGTTAGGCATGCTTTCTCTTGACATATAAGGCCCTCTTCTTGAAATTTTTCTTAATTAATAGATATGTTTATAATTCATCAAAAGAAAGCAGCGCATCGA